TTCGTCGCGGCGGGTGACGGTGACGTTCTGGGTCAGGTCGCCGCTGGCGATGCGCTCGACCACGGCCAGGGTTTCTTGCAGCGGACGGGTGATTTGACGGGTGATGATCACCGCTGCAATCACGCCAACCAGCAGGGCGAGCAGGGTGCTGATCAACTGGAAGGTGCGCGCTTGGGCACTTTCGATATCACGACGGTCGAGCTGGATCTGATACAGCTGCTCGCTCGTGGTAACGATGGCGGCGCCCTGATCGGTCATTTCCTTACGGGCCTGCACCGCGTCGGTGTTGGCGTTTTTATACGCCATCAACGCGCTGCGATAGTTGACCAGTGCGGTTTCCAGCTGACGCAGGGCGTCTTGCTGAGAGTCAGCGAAATGCACGTTCAGTTGCTTGAGGCTGGCAATGGCGGCGTCAATCTGGCCGATGGCTTTCTGCTCGGTTTCGGCATTAGTGGTAGCGGTGTAGCCGCGCACTTCGTAGCGCGCGAGGATGAACGCTTCCTTGGCGGCGGTGATCGCTTGGAACTGCTCGAAACGCTGCTCACTCATGTCCATCTGCTGCACGCGTTTGCTGATCGATTCGATCTGGTTGTATGCGGTCTCGGCACTCACGCTCATGCTGTCGCGGGCGCTGTTGCCGGTGCGATAGGCGTTACGCATTTTGTTCAGCGACGTCTGGTATTCAGCGATGGTCGCTGCCTGCTCCTTGAGCAGTTTGACGTTTTCCGGGCTCTTGAAGCTGTTGATCAGCTTCTGTTGCTGCGCGGCGAAGCTTTCGAGGGTGGTCTGCACATTCTGCGCGGCGGTTTCATCGCCATTGGTCAGCATGTACTGCAGGCGCACTACGCGCAGTTTGGTCAGGCCGGCGTTGAGCTGGGTGATGTCGCTCATCCAGTTGCTGCGGTCGATCAGGCCACCGAGGCTGGTCCAGCCTGTCAGGGCCAGCACGCAGGTCAGGGCCAGCACGAGGCCGAAGCCCAGGCCCAATTTCATGTTCACGCTGATGTTGCCGAACCAGCTATTCATCAAAAATCCTCCAGAAACGTTGGGTTTCTTGTCGTCAGTTAGGCTGGAAGATTGTTGTTTTTTTGAGCCAGCAAGGGTGTTAGCAGGTTTGTATCGGCCGCATTTCCCAGAGCTGAAAGGATTTTGTCCTACGGAATTTGTAACATCGGATCCCAAGACTTTTTTCACATGGGTTTCACTGGCTGCCCACGCGCGCCTCTGTACCTTCGCCGCATCGAATGAACCCGTGATGCAGAGTGGCGAGGCGGTTTTTGTGGAATTGAGACTGAGTCTGTTCGGCGTCAAACGCTCGATCGATCTGAGCTTTTTGGCGCGTTTTCGCAACACTTGGGTGGTGTTGGCGGCATCGGTATTGGTGATCCCGCTGACCCTGTGGTTGCTGGCGCCGGCGGCGGTGCCGGACCTGGCCCACGGCAATGTGGCGGGTGCGCAAGCGCTTGCAGCAAGTTGGGCCAAGGGCGAGATGATCGTGCTGGTGCGTCACGTCGAGCGCTGCGATCACTCCAAAGCTGCCTGCCTGAGTGGCAACGACGGCATCACCGATCGCTCACGCAGTGTCGCGGTGGCGGTCGGTGCAAGGTTCGAACAACTGGGTCTGAACAACGCCGACATCTATAACAGCCCGTCGATGCGCACGGTGCAGACCGCCGGTTACATGTTCAACCATGCCGCCAGCGGTGACGACTGGCTGATCAACTGCCGGGGCCGCATGTTGCAGGACGCGTTGGCCCACAAGGTTCCCGGTCGCAACCTGGTACTGGTGACCCACAGCGAATGCATGGCGCAAATCGAGAAAGACCTCAAAGTTTCGGCCTCGGACATGGGTTACGGCTCGTCATTGTTTGTTTCCGCTGCCAGCCCGGCGGCTCCCAAGATGCTCGGCTTTATTGAAGCCTCCGACTGGCGCACGGTGACCACCCGATGAAATCCCGTTTCTACGCTTACAATTTTGGTATTCCGCTCGCCTGTGCGGCGCTGGTGTTCCTGATGTTCGACATGACCAAAATCGACATCGCCTTCAGCAACCTGCTGTTCGATCCGCAGACCCAGACCTTCCCGCTCGACAAAATCCACTTTTTTGAAAAGCTCACCCACAAATGGGCGCGGATCATTCCCAACTGGACGGCGGAAATCGCCCTGATCGGCGCGCTGCTGTCGGTGGTCTGGCCATTGGTCAATCCGCAGAAACGTCCGCGCCTCGGCGCAATGCTGGAACGTAGCAAAGTCGCGCCAGTGCTGCGATTTGCCGCTGATCACCGTAGGGATTTTCTGTTTGTGGTGGTCGCATTTGCCGTTTGCACCGGGGTGATTCACTTCCTCAAATCCCACACCAGCGTTTACTGCCCGATCGAGACCACGCTGTACGGCGGAAAAATGGCCCACATCGAGTGGTACAGCAATTTTCAACTGTTCCATGAAGCGGGTAGTGGCCGGTGCTGGCCGGGTGGCCATGCGTCGGGCGGCTTCACCATGCTGGCGCTGTATTTCGTGGCGAGACGTTATCAATGGCGTTTTTCCAGTGCCATCTTGTGGGGCTCACTGTTGCTGGGGTTCGTTTATGGCACTACTCGCGTCCTGCAAGGCTGGCACTACATGTCCCACACCTTCTGGGCCGGAATCTTCGTCTGGCTGGCGTGTTTGCTGACGGCGCTGGCCTTCTACGGACGCGCGCGGCTGGATGTGCCGGTGCTGAGCAAGCGCACGCAGAAAGCTTTCAGTGCTCAGCCAGAGGTTTCTCTCTGAACCCGTTCGGATGAAATGAAAAACCCGCCAACCACCGGCGGGTTTTTTTATGCGGCTGCGCAGGCCTCAATAGCCGACGAAGTAATACGCCTGGCGCCCGACCATCATGGTTTTGAGCACTTTCAGTGGCGGCGCGGGCTCACTGTCACCAGCCATCACCACGACATGCGAGGGCGAGGCCGTGAGGAAGTCTCGCAACTGCGCTTCGGTATCCAGGCCTTTGAGCACTTGCTGGGTGTAGAAGACCGTGGCGCCACCGACCCGCTCGTTGGCCTGAAACAGCGCGACTTGATGCCCAGCGGTTTGCAGCGTCTGAATCTCTGCACTCAACGGCAGGAACGAAAGCTTTTTGTCGGTGTGGGGCAGGGCCCACTGCGCGGCCGCGAGGTAACTGCCGATTACCAGCGTGAGCACACCCACTGCCAGTGTCTGACGATGACGGGCGATTCGGCCTACGAATCGATTGGCGGATTCGTACTGCTTCAATCGTTCGAACAACACGCCTGCATATTCTGCCGCGATCACCGCTGCAGCTGGCGTCATCGACATCAGGTATACCGTGCGCTTGCTCGATGCCAACGTCAGCATCACGAACTGCGCAACGATCCACAGGCTGAAAAACAGCAAGTAGCGGTTGGCCTTCAATTGTTTGCGGAAATGCCAGAGCCCCAGGTACACCAGAATGTTCCACGGCAGGAAGGCTTCCGGCAGTTTGGCGAGATAGTAGTAGAACGGTTCGTAGTGCCCGGCCTCGACGAACGATCCACTGAAGCGCCCGACGCTGTTGGTCAGCAGCACTTCTCTGACGGCCTGTGCGCCGCCGTGCTGGAAGAGGATGACGAGCCAGATCAGCAGCGGAATCAAACCGACCAGGGTCAATAAGCCCGGCCGCAGCCAATCGGTGATTTTCAGGCGCTTGTCCATCAGGTTGTCAGCCAGCAGATAGGCAAAAATCACCACCCCCGGCATGGCCAGCCCCAGCACACCCTTGCTCAGTGTAGCGATGGCGATCCCGACGACAAACAACAGCGAGTTGCCGAGAGTCGATGCTCGTTGCGCCTGGAAAAAGGCCAGCAGTGCCGTGGTCACGCCGAGGGCGAGCAATGCATCTTCACCGACGCCGCGCACATTGCTCCAGTAACTGGCCATGGTCGCGAGCAGAATGCCCGCCGTCCAGGCAATCATCTTCGGCCGTTCAAAGCGGCGCAACATGCCGTACAGCAGCATCACACTGAGCAGCCCAGCCACCGCCGACGCCAGTCGTACGGCCCACGGTGACACGCCGAACACGCGCATGGCACCAGCATCCAGCCACAGGCTCAGCGGTGGTTTTTCCAGAAACGGTTCGCCGAACAGACGAGGCGTGACCCAGTCATCGTCCAGATGCATCTCCATGGCGATGCCGGCCACGCGAGCCTCGGTGGAGCCTTGCAATTGGTGGTTACCCAGCGCGAAGAAAAACAGCAGGGCAGCAAGCAGAAACAGCGAAGTGACGGCACGCGACATAAGGATCAGGCAACCGGAAGGGGCGGGAGGCCTGAGCATACGACGGCAATCCTTAACGAATTGTGAAACTCACGCCAGTTGTCGCGACCAGCGTTTTTCCGGCGTTTCGAACCTCGAGTTGACCAGCGCCGTCATCACGTGGTCCTGCCAGCGTCCGGCAATGTTCAGATACGCCTTGGCGTAACCCTCACGTTCGAAGCCCAGGCGCTCAAGCAAGCGCGCACTGCGCTCATTGCCCGGAATGTAATTGGCCATGATCCGGTGCAGATTCTGGGTCTCGAACATGTAGTCGATGCCAGCCTTCAGCGCTTCGTGCATCAAGCCCTGTCCCTGTTGGGCTTCATCAATGTGATAACCCAGATAACACGCCTGAAAGGCCCCGCGAATGATGCCGCTGAAGTTGCACGCGCCGATCATCTGCTGGCCGTCCGGCGTCAGTAGTGCGAAATGCAGGGCCAGCCCGGCCTCGAAGGCGCTGGCCTGTATTTCAAGACGTCGGCGAATCTGCTCGGTGGAGAAATATTCGGTGGTGCGGATAGGCGACCATGGCGCGAGGTGACGCTGGTTGCGTTGATAGAACTCGCTTTCAAGTTCGGCCTGGTCCGGAGCCAGTATCGCGAGCGTCAGGCGTTGGCAGGGCAGGGTCAACAGCGGCATCGGGCGCTCCGAAGTGTGGGTTCTTCCAGCAGAGTCGCGCAATAAGCGGGGTCACGGCAAGTCGTGGCGAAGAAGGGGCTTTGTTTCAGGCAAAAAAAAGCCCGCAGGAGCGCGGGCGAACCGTAGTTTCTTGAATGAGCGAGCGGACTGTACAAGGGTTGGCCGCGCAGCTGCAGTGAAGAAAAATTCATCTCGATGGGCGGCTCCAACCGTGTCTGATGCGTCAACAAACGTGCACAGATTTTGCCCGTCAATGGCAGGTTTCAGGCCTGGATGAGGGCGGCGCGCCCTGCGGATCAAGATTGTCCCGTGCCCTGCAGACCAGGATCTCGGCCAGTGCGCTCAATTGCTTCATTGCCACCGCCACATGGCGTTTCGAACCGTCGAACTCATCGGCAAAGTTGGCGCTGATGGCCGTCAGAGAGTCGAGAATCTCGCTGGCGTGGGTGAGCAGGGTCAGGGTGTCAACATCGTCGCGTACCCTGATGAGCTGATTGAGAGGAACTCTACGCCGCCGGTTCTGCGCCTCGTTGCGTGCGGTGGTATTCGATTGGGTTTGAGTGCTGGACGCTGGCGCGTCGGAAGGTGCCGGGCCAACCAGGGAAAGGCGGGTGATTTTCTTCATGACGTAGCTCCGTGGAGTGAACATTCACTGCAATTGCGTCTGCCAAGTCGTCCATTGGGATGGCAGTGGTCGTGGAGGGTAACGCCACGAGGAACTGTCCACCAGTTCATCAAAGTCGACGCGTGTTGCGGGAATTTTCCTAGGACGTTCTGTGTGGGAAGGAGGGCGTGGCGATAAAACCAGACAGCAGTCGTGGTGATCACGGAAAGTCATCTCAAGGCATGTGGTCAGCGGGCGAAACCGTTCACATAATTCTCACCTGAGTTCTGCCATGATTGTTGCCGGTATTTCATCGGCCCGAGCGAGTGATCCCTTCATGAATGCGAGCGTGCTCTACGCGTTGGTTGCGGCAGCATTGTTTGGCGCCAGTACGCCACTCGCCAAGCTGTTGGGGGTACAGATTTCACCGATTCTATTGGCCGGGTTGCTCTATCTGGGCAGCGGGCTGGGTTTGACCGTCCTGCGTTTTGCCCGCGATCGCGGCTGGCAGCGTTCCGGACTCGGACCCGGCGAATGGCCGTGGCTGGTCGGCGCCATCGGCTTCGGCGGTGTGCTGGCGCCGGTGGCGTTGATGTTCGGTTTGACCAGAACGTCCGGCGCGAGCGCGTCACTGATGCTCAATCTGGAATCAGTGCTCACGGCACTGCTGGCGTGGGTAGTGTTCAAGGAAAATGCCGATCGGCGAATCGTGATCGGCATGCTCGCCATCGTGGCGGGTGGTGTCGTGTTGTCATGGCCGCAAGAGGCCGTCTCGGCGCAGGACTGGACAGGGCCGCTGGCCGTCGCCTTTGCCTGTTTTTGCTGGGCCATTGATAACAACCTGACGCGTAAGGTGTCTGCCTCGGATGCACTGTTTATCGCGGGCAGCAAGGGGCTTGTGGCGGGATTGGTCAACTGCGGCCTCGCCTTGTTCATCGGCAAACAGCTGCCCGCAGCCGCCTCGCTGGTGCCCATTCTGCTGGTCGGATTTCTCGGTTATGGCGTCAGCCTGGTGATGTTCGTCCTGGCCCTGCGCGGGCTGGGCAGTGCGCGCACCGGCGCGTACTTTTCCACCGCGCCGTTTCTGGGCGCAGGTATCTCGATTCTGCTGCTGGGCGAGTCGGTATCGCTGATGTTCCTGCTCGCTGCAGCGTTGATGGCCGTGGGGGTATGGATTCATCTGATGGAGAACCATGCTCATGAGCATCAGCACGAACGGCTCGAGCATGATCATCGCCACACACATGACGAGCATCACCAGCATCCGCACGGGTTTGACTGGGATGGAACGGAGCCGCACAGTCATCCGCATGTGCATACGCCGATGCGTCACCGGCATGCGCATTTTCCGGATGTGCATCATCGGCATGAGCATTGAAGTGTGTGGGCGGGGTTGGTTTTCGAAAGGGGCTGGATGGGACGGCCAGATGCGACAAAGCCCGCACTTGGCGGGCTTTGTCGTTGAGAGTTGGTGGAGCCGGGGGGATTTGAACCCGCAGTCGATGCCTGTATTTGTTGGTCGAAACGGCAAATGCTGCTGAAATGCTGCTGAACTCAGGTCTCTTCATCATCTTGACGCCTATCATATTCGGAGATTGACTCGGCGACGGCAGAAATTAGAGACGCCTGATCGATAGATTTGAGCTTGTCGATAATTTCCCACAGGTTTATTGCGCCTGGTGGTGTCGCCTCAAGCATTGCGGCGTTTTCCAGAAGTAGCGCCCCAATTTTTCCATCTGCCTCCGCCGCCCTTCGGTAGCCGCCTGCGCGAATCTGTTTCCCGTCATTTCCTACAATGAAATGTCTATCGTGGCGTTCGCCGTCATAAAAGCCGAAGCCCCAAGGATCTCCGGGATCTCCGTCGCCCCATTTAGTAGCGAACGTGTACACCCCTAATTCGATGCTGCCACTCATGCTGACTCCTCCTTAGGGAGTTGAACCGGCGTCCCGAACATCTTGACGGCTTTATTGCCTGAGGTGTCGTTCTCGGTTGGAATCCATCGGCCATACACCTTGGCGATCATCAGCCATGATGCGTGGCCCATCTGTTTTGCTACCCACATCGGGTGCTCCCCGGCGCTGAGCATCATCGATGCATACGTGTGCCGGGTCTGGTATGGGTTCCGATACCGAATTTTCGCCTTCCTGAGCGTTGGTATCCAGAAGCTTTTGCGAATGGCCTGATCGCCGTCGAACGGCTTGCCGTATCGCGAGTCATGGAAAATCACGCCACCTTCTATATAGGTGTGCACCTTCTGAGCCGTCAGCGCCTCCAGCGCCATTGGCAAAAGCTTCACGCTACGAATACCCGCTGCCGTCTTCGGCAACTCCGCTTCCTTGGCCGCTCTGGTCAGTCCCCGCGATATCCGTATCTCTCCCCGTAGCCAATCCACATCCCCCCATTCTACCGCGATGAGTTCGCTGGTCCGCAGCCCGGTCCATATGGCGAACTGCAACAGGTTCCGGTATTGGCCATCGGTGCCGGCCAGAATCAGCCGCTGCTCCTCAGGCGAAAACGGGTCGATCTCGTCTTCGGTCTTCGGCTTCTCCCTGACCGAGTACGTCCAGCCCGCCATAGGGTTGACCTCGATCAGTTCGTCATGCACCGCATCGTTCAGCGCCGACCGCAGGCAGCTCTGAACGTTCGACAGGCGCTTGTTCGATGCGTCCATGCTCGCCATAGCCTCCTTGATCATCTTGCGACTGAGCAGCACCAAGGGATGATCGCCAAGCTTCGGCACCAGAACCCCGTCGATGATCTTCCGGTAGCCGTCGATGGTGCTGGCCTTCAGACCCTTCTCCTTTTTCTCCAGCCAGCTTGCGAGGTATTTCGACAGCGGGACTTGCCCGGTCTGATATCCAAGCCGATTGGCTCGCTTGGACTTGGGGAAGGTAGCCAGATAGTCAAACGTGCCGTTGTAGATCGCCAGTTCGATAGCCGCCTTGTGCTGCTCGGCGCGCTTCAGGTTAGCGGGGGTGGGCTCAATTGGGAGGCGCTCGCGGCATTGGGCACCCTCGAACATGAAGCTGATCTCAATGCTACTCTTGGACGCCGCTCGAACGCCGCTGCGCTTTCCACCCATTCCGCATACCCATCCACACTTATTAGAGGTTTATTGTCCGGCGCATGCCTCCATACCAGCCCCTTGGGCCATGTGCCGTCAGCGATCTTTGCTCGAATCGCGGCCTCAGTGTAGCCACTTTCGGTGGCGAACTGGCTGATCGTCTTGTATTTGACCATCTCAACCCTCCTTGCTCATGGCGGCCCGAACTGCATTGAGGAATAGCTTCACGCTCTTTTCGAGCGGATCGGATTCTGTGGGGTCATCCATACGATCGAAAAATAGGTAGGCGATGCGTCCGATCACGGCATCCTTGCGCAAGGCTTCGGCATCCGCCATGAAGCAGCCGTCGCATGACTCTGACTTGTCACGGCGCATCGCCTCGTTCTCAGCCCTCAACTCCCCCATTACCCCATAGCACTCAGCCAGCAGGTTGTTGACATCGTTGAGGTTCGTGGCGCCTCTCTGGCAGCGTTTCTGCAGGTCTTCGTAGTCGGTCATGGCTTCACTCCTTCCGAATATTTCCAATTGATCAGCAAAGCGACTGGCCAAAAGAGCAGAAACGCGGGGAGGCACATGTATTCCGCAACGTGTCGTCGAATCTTCAAGGCCCTGTCAACGCCGACGAAGAAGCCCGTCACAAATACGCCGATAATGAGATAGGCGCACAAAACGTAAATTTCGCTCATGGCTTCAGTACCTTTATCCAGAATCGGCCAATCTTCAGTACGCGCTCGTAGCCGTTGCGCTCACTGAACAGCGGTTCATAGTTCTTGCTGACCCAGCGGAAGTGCAGGCCGTAGCCGCCGCAGCTGCGGAACCACCAGTATTTTGCGTTCTTTCCTTGCATGATCATTCCTTGACCCTCCCGCCGGCGGCGATGATTGCGGCTACAGCCTTCTCATAGTCCAAATAGTCCCCATCAGGATCGTTCATCATCTCAAGGTCTACCGTAAGTGATTGACGGCTCGGCAACTCCACCACAACGCTCGCCGCCCCATCCCTGAACCTGTCCCTAGCCGCATTGGCCATGTCTACGGCGGTGTAGAGCGGAGTAGGCCCGCCGCGCAGGTGCTCGATCATCTTGGCCTGCTGGGCGACTGTGGCTTGGAGCGCGATCAGATCGCCGTTTTCGTGCAGCGCACTGATCAGCGGCGGCTTAGAAAGCAGGTCACGAACAATGGCCTTGGCCGCCATCAGCAATCCATATGGGCAATGTTCGTCAGCGAGAACTGTCAGCGTCTCCCGAGATATTGCGATTTTCTCACTCATGCTTTTCTCCTCGCTTCACGCTGCGCACTGTTCCAGCCTTGGGCCCAGCGCGTCTTTGAATATGGGGTAGGGTCGTTCTCGGCCTCGAACGGGTTCTGCTTCAGATCCACGCCGCGCAGGAACGCCGCGTAACCCTGCTCGAACGGGTTGATCTTCTGGCCGTGCAGCTCAGCAGTTGCCATGACGCACTACCTCCAAAACCTGCTTGATCCCCTTGGCATAGTCCGCAGGCCTGACCTGAGCCGTCAGCTCCAGATTGCAGGCCATCGTTTCCACCGGCCCGCGCTCGTCGAACATGCAGCGCGGCATATAGACGGCAGACGCAAGCATTTCGGCCGCGTACAGCCGACCCTCTCTTTCTTCGATATGAGACATGACGATGCTCCGGCCGCTGGGCGGCAAGCAGTGAGTAGTCCACCAGGGGTTTACAACTGAAGGGATGAATCAGCGGACGTAGACGAGGTAGAACCAGGTGAGGGCGATCATTTCCGCTCCTCATTCAGCGCAGCGGTGGCGTCGAGACAGGCGTTCCATCCTTGGCGATATTCGTCGAGCCTGCCGAAGCCCGCGCCAATGCAGCGATCAGGCAGCACAAACGAGACCGGCGCTGGCGGGGCGGTGAACAACCAAGTCCCGATATGAAGTTTCTGGTTGTCGAGGATTTCAATTTCGAAGCGCTTGTTTTTGCGGCTTACGACGCTGGTGACTACCGCCACCGGCTCACCCCTCCCACTCTCCAGCTCCTGCACGCGCGCCTGTAGCTGGGCGATCTCGTCGGTCAATGCTCTTCGCGTCTCTTCTGCGGCCTCCATGTAATCGTTCTTGTGCTGGCGTAGCTGGGCGATGGTGGGTTGCAGGTCTGTTACATATTTAATGACATCATTCGAGCGCATGACATGCCCGCTGCGATGTTCTTCAAGTACAACGTGCTCATAGCTTCCACCATGACTTACTGCCGTGTTGAATCGCTGGATCGCCGGCTCTTGCCGCTCGACCGCTGGCGCACCGCCAAGGCAGTTCTGTTTCCACTCCGGCCAAGTCTTCACGACCTCGGCGCATTGCTTGCAGTGTTCGCGCAGTTCGTTTACTGGCGAATCGAGCAGGGCGCGCAGCTCTTCTGCGGCAGTGATGCGGTTTTCATCAAGGGCGTCCCAGTTAAGTTTTCCGGTCGGCTTGCCAACTACTCGCTCAAGAAGTGCGCGCAACTCCCGCGACACGCCGTCAATCTTTGGGTTATTGTTCATGGTCAGTCTCCCCAGCGGCTCAGCTCTTCGTTGACTTCCTCGTCCGGTTCGCCGATTTCACTGACGCGGCCGTCGTATTCGTAGCTGTCGTAGATCACGGCTCCAGTTTCCCAGCAAAAGGCCAGATCCCTTGGCTGCCACCACCCCATAACTTTTCTCATGTGCAGTGCAGCTCGCAAAATCCAGATTAATTTACTCATGACTTTCTGCCTCGGGGTTGGGGTTGATGTTTGCCAGAACGATAACCGCGTCAAAAAGTCTAGCTTTAGCAGAGCTCTTGGCATTCTCGACGCGCACTTTGTCCGGGCTGCGTGCGGGTGTACGGCAACAAACTACAGTTGCTCGCTCGAAGGCATCGATAAGGCCAAGAAGCCTTGGAGGGATTCTGGTCATTTCGGATCGCCCTCATAGCCGCAGTCGCAGGGGCCGAGCAATTCTGGTACGCCACGATTATTGGTGGCGCAGTCAGAGTAGTGTCTCTCGGGGTTGGGGTTGAGGGCGGCGCAGGCCTTGGCGTAATGGTCATTGTCTGACAGCATCTTCGAAACGCTGTCGCAGTCGCCGCCTAGAAAAGTGATCCGGTCATGACCGGCTTCAAGGCAGCAGGCGTATTCGTTTGTCATCAGGCGCAACAACTCACGCAGTTCGGCATTGCGCTGCTCGGCGCCGGTGAGTTTCGAGGAATAGTCGTTCGTGCGGGCTACTTGATTTTCCATGGATTCACGCAGCGCATCCCGCTCAGCCTCAGCCGTATCGGCGCGCAGGCGTTGGGCGTCGAAGTCATTCGACAGCACATATATCGTCATCTGAGGATAAAGCTGCACCATTTCTGGAGTCGCCTCGACGAGGTAGCTGATATGTCCATACCGCTTCACTTCACTCATGACATGCACCATTGAATAAGTTGCGGCCAGCCGGTCATGGCTAGGCCGAGGATTGCGAAGAGGGTTTGGGGGGGGATCATTGGGACGACCTCGAATGCAGCGCCAAATCAATTAGCGCCTGCTTGAATTTAGGAGGCGTTGCGTTAGCCTCGCGCTTGTACAGGGTCGGCTTGTTTGCTGCCTTGCCGCGCTGGTCTTGGAAGCCAATCTGGTGAGTTCCTTGCGGGCGAGACCAGTCGAGGTCGAAAGGGGTCTGCTCGCCGTGGTAATAGAGCCAGGTCGCCTTGTTCGCTCGGTGCCCATAAGCAGACTGCCAGACCTCACAGACCCATCCATCACCGCAGGGTTGCCAGCCAATACCGACAGGCTTTGTGAGGCCATGCGCCGCCCATGCCCGCGTTGCCTTCGGATGCTCAAGAACGCCGCCGAACTTGCGCACGCTTTCCAGTGCAGAGGCAAAACAGCCATGGTCATTACCGGGCCTGTTGTGTTCGCCACCCCAACGCTTGAAGTTGACGGCAGCCATCGGTCCCCATAGCTGGCAAGGAGGGTGCGCAACAACCGGGAGGCTTCCCGAATAACGGCGGGCGTCTCTTTGCTCTGGCCAAGCATCGATCGATGCGTCACCGGAATAGCAACCATCTGGCTGCACAAACAAAGCTGCGATTTTCATGCGGTCATACTCCAGTTAACCCCGTCCGCTGCCCGCTGATCGCGAAGCTTGGCCAGGTGTGCAAGGCGAGCCAGAAAGCCGCCGAGGATGATTGAGGTTGCAAGCCAGCAGGAAAGTAAGGTGATCATGCTGAAGCCCTCGATTCCTTCATCCAACGTTGAATGGTCGGGCGGCAGAAACCAATGCGAGCCTCGACTTCAGCCCACTTCTTGTGCTGGGCGCGCATCTCGGCAGCCAGCACAAGGCAGTCGTCAGTGATCTCTCTGTGGCGCCCTTTGCCACTTCGCGAAAGCCCAAATGCACGCAGGTATCTGGCGACGGTCGCATAGCCGCAGCCGACCTTGTAGGCGATCTGCTGGTTGGTTCGATCCTCGGCGAAGCACTTCAAAAGCTTCTCCACCGACTCAGGCGGAAGTGGTTTGGTCGGCATCTTCATTCCTCCTCGCAAATTCCCGCTGCCGGGCCTTTGAGCATTTGTCGCTGCGGCACTGGTTCCGAGGTTTCCCGCAGTAGACACAGCAGTAGTGGAGCTCCAAATAGCCAGCCTTGAGCTTTCCTTTGGATGACATGAGGCCTCCCGGATGGGTGATGTTTTAAATGCGTGGGCGGTTATTTCTGCTTCGGATAGGCGATCTGGTAGTCATCAATCAGGCGGTAAAGCAACTTGCTGCTGATGCCTAGATCGATTGAGCATTGGTTCCGGCTGACTCCCTTCTCAATGCATTCCTTGATCTTGAGGACCAGCGAAGCTTCCTGTGCGGCAGGGTATTTGTTTGGAGCGATATAGTTCTTCGACTTGACCGGAAACTTGATAGCGTAACGCCTGCCAATCCCGCGCAACACGCCTCGGGAAATTCCCTCAGCCTCGCAGATGTCGTTCTGGCACATTGTTTTGGCCAGTGTCCTGATGCGCGCTGCCTGCTGATCCGTTTCGTCTTTGACGGACCGGCTCTGGAAGTTCGGCGTCATGGTGCTGGGCTTGGCGGGTTCTCCGTGGGAAACCCAGAACGGGAGCACCTCAATAGTCCCTCCTTTTTCAAGGAAGGCCTGCATTTTCAGTGCTATTTCACTTCTGTCCGGGTCTAACTCCCTGACCATGTTCAGATCGCTGCTGATGTAGGCGTTCATGGTTGATCACCGTGGAATGCTTGCCAGTGTCGTTTGCACCAGCTCAAGGAATTTGGCGCGGCGGTCTTCGAGGCGCTTGAGTTCGTCTTTGAAGTCGTCGCGAGTCTGCCGGTAGACGATGAGCTGGCTCGCTTCGGGGAACTCGGAGCAGTAGCTGACGAAGTCGACCCAGTCGCGGCCTGTGCAGTCGAGATGGCTCACCAACTGCCAGCGATAGGCCGGGTCAAATGAGCCACGGCGAAGCGTGGCGTAGTGAACTGCGGCGGTCACACACTTGATCTCCAGCACCCCATGTTTGCCTATGAGGCCGTCTGGCGAGTCGCCATGATCGCCGCAGTCGAAGAACCCGCCATTCGTGACATCTACGAATTCGGCGTCCTCGTAATGCATTCTGGCGATCGGCTCATCCGTATGCCCGCGCTCGGTGTGTTCGTTGGAAAAACTGAACTCGGCTTTGCGACCGGTAGCAATCTCTAGGGCGATCTGGAGGGCGTATTTCTTAGCCGGCTCCCCGAATGCGCCGTCACCGTTTGCCATGTAGCAGCCTGCGTTTGAGCCGGTAGCCTTGCCTATTCTCCACTGCAACCACGCCTCAGAATTTTGGGGAACGTCACGCCACACGCGATTCATTGGCGCATTCCTCCATCAGTTGCTGCTGGTGGTCATCCGAGATGGATACGCGGGCCAGTACAGCGTAGAGGTTGCCGTCGCGCTTGTAGGCTGCTTTGGCGTTGTTCCAGCCTTTCTGGTTCTCTGGAGTCAGCCACGCAATGACCGGTGCCTTCGGACTGATCCGCAAGCCTTCCAGCGTCTCTTTGCCGAACTTCACGTTGCTGTCGACATAGACGGTTACCTTGAAGCCGGCCCAGTCCTCAATGAACGGTGAGCCGGTCAGAGAGCGCATCGTCTTGCTGTTGGTCGCATTGAGGATCATTGGTTTCAGCTTCTCGCCCGGGCGCAGCTCACGCTCGGCGAAGTGCGCGGTGTTGAAGACGTCCTTCGTCTTCTTGGTCTTGTCCGGCTCCAGCGATACGCGGTTGATGGTGAGGATCGTCGGCTCGACGATATCGGCGCTGCTCAGGTAAGGCGAGTCGAACGCCTTTCTGAAGTGGGTTTTCGATTCGTTGGACACGATTGTTCTCCCCGCCATGCAGGCGGCGTGTGAGTTCTGGTTATTGGGCTTTTGCGAATGCTTGGGCTATTGCGGTATTTGGTTTGGCGTTCTGGACGATGCGCTCTGCGGTTATGCACTCTTCATGGTCGAACCATCCGAAGTGGCAAATTCCTACGTCGATCTTCATCTGCTTGGCCAGCCATTGGTAGGCGACCGTCCTGCTCATGCCGGCCTTCTTCATGTGGTCGTGGAATGCGGCCTTGCTGCGGTTGCGGCCTGCGCGCAGCTTGTCGTCAGCCAGCGTGCCGAGCGGGATATCGGTGTTCGGGTGAAGACCCACGTAGGCCCGGCAGCCTTGACAGAGATAGGCGAACGGCCAATCGCCATAGCTGCGGCCATTGTAGATTTCCGAGTTGCAGACCAGGCGGACGTCATCACCGCAGTATCGGCAATCGGTCGGGGCCGGGATGGGGTTCTTCACGCGTTTGAGTGCGCGGCGGCTGATGTGAGGCAGCGGAGCCGGCGCAGCAATACGCTCGGGGGCGTTCGCCCGAGGATCGAGTGGCATGGGATTTCCTTATTGAGTTAGCTGACCGACGTAGGCGCTAGCCAGCATCCAGATGGTGAAGAAGGCGAGCACAGGGAAGCTGCCGCGCCAGAGGAGTAGGCGGCGGGCGCGTTGGTGGCTGGTCATATCAGAACCACCAATTCCAAGTGCGGCCGAACGCATAGACGTGGAAAAGGTTGCGCTTTCCGTTCGCTCCTCGCTGATCAAGCAGCAGAAGGTTGAAGCAAAAATACCTCCCGCCTTCGTTCAGGGCAGACCAGAAACGGAACCCTTTCACCTTGAGGCTTACGCCGGATACTGCGCCGTTCTTATGCTGAATTTTCATTTCGCCACCGCCATAACAGGAATGCTGCGAGGCTCGCCGTTCTCCTTGAACAGGCCGTATTGCAGAAGAAGGACGAGGGCGCCGAAGGCCATGAGCCAGACGAGTGCTTTCATGGATTGCCTCCCCAGTATTTGATTGGGATGAAGGTGTAATTCATCTCGTCATGCTCAACGACACGCCAGTATTCAAGGTCGATCCTGTTGAGCAGTTCTTTGAATGTGTAGTGGCGGGCGGCGTGGATTTTCACGATATTCTCGCCACCAGCATGCCGCGCCGGGTCTGAATGGAGATGCGCCGTGGCAGATCGGCGACCAGAAAAAAGCCCTGACGGGTCAAGGCTTCGTTCATTGCTTTGTAGTCCACTGCGATGATCGTCATGCCGCACTCCTTGGCCGGTTCGCCGTGGCGACATTCAGCCGTTTGCAGTAATGGTGGAATTCTTCTTCGGTGATGGCCTTACTGGTGTAGAAGGCCGTGATGTTGCGCAGTACCAGGATCTCGTACTTGTCCGGGCAGGATGGGTGGGCCAGCTCGTCGAGGTCGTCGTCGATGGCGATATGCGGGTTCATAATTCCAGATCCTCTGCCTGAGCAATCAGCGCATCGTCTACGAGCGGCTGTAGCAGCTTCTCAGCGATTTCGCCGAGCATGCCGAGCGAGTGGTCGCTTGGGCCTAGCAGTTCTGCTAACGATGTTTTGCAGGGCTTCCCGCTGACCACAGTGATCAGAAGCCAGCCGAGCGAAGGGGCATCGACTTTGCAGTCAGCCAACCTGTTGTTCACATGCTCATCCACGGCCAGCGCGAACTGCCACATGGTCACGGCGTTCTGCTTGAAGCGCTTGCGGCGAACCTTCACGTCCTGACCGAAGCAGACAAGCTGCTCTACGGCGTTGTAAAGCCACTCGGCCCGCGCCAACTCTTCCGGCGTCTCACTCACTGGAGGCGGAAGCTTCGCGTCGTGCGCGGCCTGACAGATATCAAATCGTGCGTTCATCATTGCCTCCAGAGTGGCGGGTTAGTCGTCGCAAACGCCGTCGCAGAATGCGTAGTCGACGATCTTCGTCAGCGGCTTGTCTGTGTATGCCCACGAAGAAACATTGCGCCAGTCAACTCGATCTGCGCGCTGGACAATCTCTTCGCCTCCGCCCTTGGCATGAACGATCGAGTCCTTTTTCACGCCGGTCGGCCTGCGAGATCCTTTGCGGACGTGTAACTGAAATTCGCTCATCTCAATCTCCTAGGCGATATACCCGCCCGGCATGGTTGTAACGACACGCTTGGCAACCGGGTCATGCATCCGACCTTTGGCGCAGTCGTGGACGTCGGGGCGGGGCTTGCGGGGGAGGGATGGGGTTGTGCGTTTCATGGCTGTACTCCAGCGGGTTGGGCTTGTGGAACTCTGCAAATCAGGCCGAATTCCTCACCGATTTCGATTACTTCGTGAAACGCCAGCCCATCGTCAGCGAGCCAGCCATCACGCTCTGCGTCGAACTTCCAGATCAAGTCCATGAGGCTGTCGCAGCCCATGCATGTCTTGACTGCGTAGAAATCACCATCCCACTTGCCGGCAATGTTCATGTAGCGCTCGCCGGGGTTGATGGTGCGGTCACAGCACTCACACTGATGGGGGCTTCGTGCCTTAACGATGTTTTTGCTTTGGAATGAATCGCTCATCACGCTCACCTCCAATCGCCCAATAAAAAGCCCGGCACAAGTCCGGGCTTTGTCACTCACGCAGACCTCCCTACGTGAGAGTGAATATGCCTCCTGCTGGAGGGCTTGGCTGTCTGTTACATGGCTGCATCCTCCGCGTTGAGTTTGGCAAAGAGGCTGAGTTATCGACGCACCCCGCGCCGTCGGTTACTGACACCGAACGCCTGATGCAGATGCCCGGCGCTGATCTCCGGGTTGGTGGACCGAGTCGCTGTTATTAAGTAGGCCCGCGTCATTCCACCGCTTGGGCATTTCGTTTGCGCATCAGCCTGCGCTCGCATCTACATCGGGGTCTGATCTGTGCGGAAGGCAAGCCCCGCTTTGCGCCTCTGAGTGCGCCCCCTCAAGCCACGCTCCGGTGATTTCTCACTGCCTGGTCGTGGTCTCGCGTTCTTCCCGAGGTTGCGAACCCTCGCTTTTCGGCTACTTGCCAGCGCCTTCAATTCTGCTGGCGGTTCAGATCAGACCCCGATATAGACGCACTCTCTAAACGAGTTTCCCCAGAGAGATATCGGGCCGTTGCGTACGGCGGACGATGGAGTGGGTTACAGATCTAGGCTTTGGCGAAGGCTGATGATGCGATCAGTGATTGAGGTGATGCGATCAGCGCGAGCGTGAAGCTCCTCTGCAAGAGGGCTACGCATTGGGGATTTTGGTTCTCCACCATTTGCGGCAGCGCCAATTCCAGATGACGGCACAATGACGAGCTGAAGTCGCGCTTCAAGGTCTTGCACGACGTCGCCGAGACGTTCGATTTCGCGAGATAGGTTGTTGCGAGCAACCTCCGAATCACATATTGGGCGTTCAAGTGCGGTCATGGGTATTGCTCCGTTCGTGGCTTTCGAGTGCTGTCTGGGGTTTAGACAGCACTTGTAAAGCCAGATGGCGATCCGGAAACAGCCAGATGCCATCTGATATCCGGTCGCTCTCTACTGGAGGCAGCGACTGGGTGTGGCGTTAGCAGTAGGTGATGCAGGGGGCGGCATTACGCCGCGTGTACTCATCCGCACCCAGCTGCGCACTCTGTGAATGCGCAGGAAGATGGTTCAGGGTTGGTCCCCGGCGCGCACGATGTCGCTCATGCATACAGTTGCCGCGCCGCGCGCGCTGATCACTTCGCGCTCTCGCTTCAGGCGTTCAGCCTTTGCCAAATATTCGAAGGTTGGGTGGAAGTAGCATTCAGGCTTGTGGCCGTCTTTCTTCATGTGCCCAAGCTCGCCGTTACGAACTGCGGCGTTGAGGGCCTTCCGAAGGCTCGCAGGGAGGCTGTTCACCACCATCCTGAAGCGCTCGTTGCGAACCATCTGCACGTTCGCTTGATCTGCGGTCAGCTCGCCTTTTTGCATCAGGTCTTGTAGATGCTCTATATCGTTCTGTTTTGACATCTTCCTTCTCCTGTCCGATTTTCCGAATGCGCCTGCTTCCAAGCGCATCGAGGAAATCTGTTCTCCGTGACCCGCTACTGGCTGGTCACCGTCTTGAATCTCTATGTCAAAGAACTTGGTTCAAGTCGGTCTCCTGTCAGGAGGCTTGGAGATCACTTCGCTGATCCCGGGCTATCTGGCGGCTTCACCAGTCGTGTAAGCGAACCTTTTCAGGCCCTGGCCGTGTTTCGTTTGGCTTGAGGTCATTTAAGCTTGCTTAAATGGATGAGTCAAGCATGCTGATGAAAAATATTTAGCATGCTTAATCGTGAGACAGCAAAAAGCCCGCGCATGGCGGGCTTCAAGTTAGATGTCTATTAGACGTTCGGCTTAAATGTCTCCGTCAAAGCTGTGGGCCACGTACCTCCCAATGACTGAAACATGTTCGAGCTGGTCGGGGTTCAGGCTTTCGTCTGGGTTCTTCGTGGCATTGTCGGAGCGGATGATCAGCCCACCATCGAACCTCTTATATAGCCGCTTGATTCGTAACTCATTCCCGTACCGGATGCCGTATACCTTTCCGTCCTGTATAGCCGTGTTGCTTAAATCCAGTGTGACCTTGGATCCCTCCGGGAGCGTTGGCTCCATTGATTCGCCTGTAACGATGAAGTCTGAGAGGTTCTTGGGGTTCAGCCGCTTTCGCCTAATCCAATCCATCCGATACGCATTTCCCTGATCCTGGTGCACTTCCTCGATCACCATCTCTCCCGTCCCTGCTGCAAATCTCACCTCAATCCGAGGCACGATAATGAACTGGTCATTTGGAAGATCCTCAGGCGCTTCCCACGCAATAACATTTTTGCCCGGAGTGAATGGTTCCGGGACTCCCTCACCAGTTGCGATCCACCTCGCGCTCACTCCTGACTCAGAAGCCAGAGCGAAAAGGTTCTCTGGCTTTATAGATGCGGTTTCGCCCGTCGTCCACTGGGTTACGGCGGACGGCGATACTCCGCAGCGCTTCGCCATCTCGGATTTCGACAGCTTGCTGTGCTCGATCGCCAGCGCCACCCGCTCATGACGGCCGGCAGGCTCTGAAATATCTCGTCCGAAAAAATTCATTTACAAGCCCTAGATAAAAGTTAAGCGAGCTTAATTCCGGCGAGCTTAAGCATGCAGACCCATATTGCGTTCTTGCATTAAGCATGCTTAAATTCAACCAAACTAAGTGGAGCACTTATGAAAAAGACTGAGGTTCTCAACCACTTCAAAGGCGTCAGTAAGGTTGCTGAGGCTCTGGGCATCAGCCCTGGAGCGGTTTCTCAGTGGCCTGAATCTGTGCCTCCCCTTCGCCAGCTTCAGTTGCAGGCGATTACCGGCGGCGTTCTGAAGGCATCAGACGATGCCATGCGCTTCCTTACACCTGCCGCCTAACCAATTCGATAGCCAGGAGTTTTACCCCTATGTACGAAGACCCTAAGCACCTGAACCACAACGAAACGAAAGTCCGCCTAAGCGACGAGTACGACGAGTACCTGCGATCGCTGGCAAAGATCCACGGGACGCAGAAGGCCGTACTGGCGCGGGAAATCCTGAAGGCTGCGATTCAGCAGATGAGGGATGAGCTTACCCGCACCCAAGACGTGGCCTGAAGGCCCTTATGGAGGCTGTATGCCTGAGAACCACGACGACCTGTCACTTCGACAGATCGCGGATGAAGAGGATATCGAGCTGCTGAGGCAAGAGGCCAAGACACTCGGAATTACGCCAGAGCAACTGGCCAAGGAAATGATTGAGAAGCACATCGTCGCAAGAACAAGACCCAAGACGATGCCAGGGACGATTCAGCCATTTCGCAAACCGTATTCACCAGCGAAAGCAAAGCCTGATGAGGGCCTGAAAAGTGAAGACACCTAAATCGCAGACACAAAAAAACCGACGGGCTAGGTCGGCTTTTTCGTTTAACGCATTGCACTACGCACTGGAGCTGATTATGCCGATTGGAATAAAGATGCACAAGCGGCTTTTTGCTCTCTCTACAGAGGGTCAATAACATGGCCGGAGACTGGATCAAATTTGAACTTGCGACCATGGACAAGCCAGAGGTTTGTCAGATCGCTGATCTTGCTGATATCGACCAAGATGCAGTGGTCGGCAAGCTGATGCGCGTCTGGGCATGGTTCGACCAGCAGACTGAAAAAGGTAACGCTCCGAGCGTTAGCAAAAAGTTACTCGATCGTTCCGTTGGCGTTACCGGTTTCTGCGAACACATGAAATCGGTTGGGTGGATGGCAGAGGCTGAAGGCATGATCAGCCTGCCTCACTTCGAGCGACACAACGGAAAGACCGGTAAAAACAGGGCCTTAACCGCAAAACGAGTCGCTTCTCACAAAACAAAAGGTAACGCTGCGAACGTTACTTCTGCGTTACCTAAAGAAGAGAAGAGAAGAGAAGATCAACACAACACTACGGCGGGCGGGAATTCTTCAGTCCCTGATCAGCCCGTCGATCCAAAGTCCCCATGCGAAATGAACCTTGAGTGGCAGCCTGATGCGAAGCTGCTGAAGGCCTACGCACTGCGCACCTCGCTTCCTGTCAGCGCCTTTACCGATGAGGCGACGGCAGCATTCGTTTGCCACTACTCGGCATCCGGTCGCATCGAGACTCAGGCGTCTTGGGTGAGCTTGCTGGTGAAGTGGGTCAAGCGTGATACCGCGAGTGCCAACAACGTGCACCGACTCCCTGTACGCCCGCTGAGAGCTGAGCCGGACTTTGACAGCATTGGATGGGCCGAAGGCCTTGTGGTGTCGCCATGAAGACCGTCAATCAACTGATGGCTACCGTCGGCAACGTTCCGGCAGTAGAGCGCCCTGATCCACGTCCTGTGACGCCACAGACGGCAGAAGTGGTGAACGAACTGTTCCGCCGCCTGCGTGGGATATTTCCGGCATGGCGTCAGGCTTGGCCATCGACCGAGGCGCTGGACGCTGCCAAAGCCGAATGGATCAAGGAGTTCGCGGACGTCGGCATTCGCACCTTGGAGCAGATTGAATTCGGCGTTCAGAAGTGCCGGAAGATGAGCAAGCCATTCGCCCCGAGTGTTGGTGAGTTCATTGCGATGTGCACGCCAAGCGCGGAGGACTTCGGTCTGCCTACCGCGGCTGATGCGTGGATGGAAGCCTTGATCGGCACCTACAGCCACGACGGTGTGCGCATCGCTGCCAATGAGACGGGGATCTTCGACCTCAGATCGGCCAAGCAGGACGACAAATCGATGCGCGCTCGGTTTGACCGGGCTTACGCGATCGTCATCCGCCGTGCTCAGGAAGGCCAGCCGCTCGACGGCAAGATCCTGACCGGGATCGGCCACGACAGCCAGAAGACCGCCTTCGAACTGGCCAACGAACTGGCCGACCAACAAACCCAAGCACGAATCCTTCAGCAAGGTATCCCGGCCGACGGCAAGTCCGCCCGCGCACTGCTGCTCGCGAAATTCGGCAAGAACAAGAATCAGGAGCTTTCCCAATGACCGACAAAATGCGTGAAGAGTTCGAGGCGTGGCATCGGAGCGTTGTTGAAGGCGATCCACCACATGAAAAATACAACTCAGGGGATTACCGGAACCAGCATGTCCAGCGCTACTGGCTGGGCTGGCAAGCCTCCCGAGCATCACTGGTGATTGAGTTGCCGGAAACAATTGGCGTTTATGCGCATCCGGAATCGGATCGTGAATGGGTTTTAGATCCGGATGATGTGCGCGCCGCCATCGAAGCCGCCGGCCTGAAGGTGAAACCATGAGCGATCTAGCAGATGACGCTCTTGAACTGATCGACAAGACCGTAGAACTCGGCGTGGCCCATATCCCCCGTTACACCGGCATCAGCGCCAAAGAGTGCGAGGAGTGCTCTGAGGAGATCCCTGAAGGCCGTCGTCTGGCTATTCCGGGGGTTCGGTTGTGCGTGGGGTGTGCTGAGCGGGCGGCGCTGGTTAAGCAGGGAGTGCGAAGAGCATGAGCGCAGAACTGAGCTTTGAGCTGAGTGGGATCGGCTTCTCCGGAATGCCGCTCGAGCGTGTGGCCAAGTACATGTCAGCACTCGCCGAACTGGTTGGTGAGACTGCGATATTTGTCCGCATGACCGACAACTCAATCGTGTTCGTGGATGGTGGTGCTCAACCTGCCACTGATCCGACTGAAAAGTGCGAGATAGAAGGCTCGGAAGGTGGTGCCAAATGACCAACATCATCCATAAGCCCCGTCACTTCTGGTCGGCCGGCGCCAATCGAATCCGCGACGTGTTCCGTCTCGCGTTCCAGTTCGCCGCCGAGCTGTCCGTCTCCAGTGCAGTCGAGATCATCGTCCGCCCTGTGAAGTCCCGTCGCACCCTGGAACAGAACGCCAAGCTCTGGGCAATGCTGGGCGACATTTCCCGCCAAGTTGATTGGCCGGTCAACGGTGTGATGCAGAAGCTCGACAGCGAGGACTGGAAGTCGCTGATGACTGCTGCGGCGCGCCAAGAGATCCGCATGGCTCAAGGCATCAACGGCGGCGTGGTCATGTTGGGCGAAAGCACCAAGCGCATGACCGTTGCCGAACTGGGCGACGTGATCGAGTGCATGTATGCGTTCGGCGCCGACAAAGGCGTTGTCTGGAGCGAGCCGAAAGGGCAGATGCCGGAACAGTGGGAGGCAGCATGAGCCAGTTCAAGCCGGGCGATCTGGCACTGATCATCGGAACAACCGGTCGCCGTCCGGAGCTGATTGGAACGACGGTCGAACTGATGTTTTCGTTTTCAAACATTCATGGCGATCTCTGGGCGTGGCGTGACGGAGAAAAGCTTGAGTGCACTCAAGAAAAACACCTTATGCCGCTTCGCGGCGATTTCCAGCCCGAGCAGCAGAAGTCGCGGGAGGTGGTTGAGTGAGCCTCCCCTCGAAACCCCGCAAACCCAAGAAGTGCCAGAACCCGGCGTGCTGCGAATCATTTGTCCCTTTCCGCACAGGGCAGAATGTATGCAGTCCTCGCTGCGGTCTGGCGATGAAGGCTGTGAATCAGGAGAAGGCTCGCAAGGCCCTTGCCGAAGTTGGCCGCAAGGAGCTGAGAGCGGCCAAGGAGCGCGTTAAGCCTAAAGCCCGGTACATGCATGACTGCCAGATCGCGTTTAACGCCTGGATACGCGCCAGAGACGCTGGGAAGCCATGCATCTCATGTGGCACGACCGCAAACGTCCAGTACGCCGCCGGCCACTACCGCACCGTCAAGGCTTGTCCAGAGCTGCGCTTTGAGCCGCTGAACGTCCACTTGCAATGCAACCGCAACTGCAACATGGGGAAGTCTGGGGCAATCGTTGAGTACCGCATCGAGCTGGTGAAGCGCATCGGCGCCGAGCTGGTTGAGTGGCTGGAAGGCCCTCATGAGGCCAAGCGCTACACGATCGAAGACCTCAAGGCCATCACCGCCGAATACCGCGCAAAGACCCGCGAACTCAGGAGAGCAGCATGAATCTCGTCGTCCTCTACATCATCTGCATGTTGGTTCTCGCCGGCGGGCTGCTTGAAGGTTGCCGCCGGTTGATTCGCCGGGATCGGATTGCGCGGGGTGCGAAATGAATATGCGCGAAGAGTTTGAAAAGGAGATGGTTGATGAGTGCGTGGGATCTGGTCAGCAACTTCCAGATCTTTCGCTAAGCCCGTGTGTGCTTGATGACGGAGCTGCGATTTATCGGAACAGCCTGACACAGGCGTGCTGGTGGTCTTACCGGAAGGGCTGGGATAGATCGCGAGCGTCGCTTTCAATCCAATTGCCAGAGTCATACATGGATGGTCTTTGTGAGTCTTTTGAAGCCGAGCCTATAAGGGCCGCAATCGAAGCCGCCGGCCTGAAGGTGAAGTCATGAAGATATGCACGGCGCTGATTTTTTCGGCCCTCGCTCTCGCTGGATGCGAAGAACAGGCATGCCCTAACGGCTCAATGGATGACTGTAAGGCGCAAAAAGCAATTCAGGTACGGCTTGAAAACCCAATCTACGGAGTCCGCGCTTATCACGATGATTCCCGCAGTGTGACTTGTTGGATGACTAATGACCCGCGCGGAGGCTTGTCATGCCTGCCGGACTGGATGCTCACGTCGCCAGAGGTAAGGCCATGAACTGGCTCGCCATCACCTGCACCATCTGCACGCTCATCTTCCTTACCTGGTTCTTCCTAGAAGGCAACTTCATCAACTGTCTGGAGATTCGCCGGGGCAATAGCGAGCGCGTCGTCAGCTTCGACCTCGATCGCATGAGGGAGGCCCTGAAAGGTCCGTTCTACGAGTTGCCGCACGGGCTGACGAAAGAAGAGCTTCGTGCACACCTGATCGCCCACGCCACAAGCATCGAGGAGCGCCAGCCATGAACTGGACACCAGTAGGCAAAAGCAAGCGATGCATCTCGTCTGACGAGGGCTATCTGGTCAGCAAGTATTCGATGCAGGAAGGGTTTGTGTACGTCGCGCGCACTCCGGCGCCGGCCTCGAAGATCCTCAGTTCCGGCACCGATCTGGCCCAAGCCAAGGCCGCATGTGTCACACATCTTGAATCGACACGGGGAGTAGCAGCATGAAAGCGCACGAATTTCTCGGCAAGGCCCAGGCTCTCATGCTGGAACGCGGCAAGCAGTACGACAAGCCAGAAGGCGAGCGCAGCATGGCAACCACTGTGAGCGCGTTCAACACCATCACTGGCCAGTCGCTGACTGAGGCTGAAGGGTGGCTGCTACTCCAGATCCTGAAAGACGTGCGCCAGTGGCAGAACCCGGCCTACCACGCCGATTCGGCCGAGGACTGCGTGGCTTATGCGGCCCTGAAAGCTGAAGCACTGGCGGGGGCTCAATAATGGCCCAGCGCAAAGTAACCGACGAGCAGCTTATCGAAGCGCGCAAGACCATGAGCTGGCCCCAATGTGCGACCCACTTCGGGCTCAACGAGCGAACCCTGCAGCGCCAGATGGAGAAAATGGCACTGAGGGGTCACCTCCCCGAGATGCACATCGAAACCAAGCTTCCACCGTTCCTAAAGATTAAGGGCACGTCGCAGCTCATGCGCCGCGGCGAGGCTGAGCCGCTGCTTTCTTGGGTGAAGACCAACACCGACACCGAAGCGCTGGAGGCCCTTATTCAGGCCTCCTGTGAGGCGGCGGTGAAGGACTTGCCGCAGATCGTGCCTCGCCCATTCGCTGGCACGTACCTGCCCGACCTGATGACCGCCTACCCAATTGGTGATCCGCACTTCGGCGAGTACATCTGGGCCGAGGAGTGCGGGGCTGACTGGGATCTGAGCATTGCCGAGCGCACGCACTGCGCGGCCATGGCTTCGTTGGTTGAGTCGGCACCGCCAACCGAGACGGCGATCATCGTCAACCTCGGGGACGCGGCGCATTACGACTCAATGGCAGCCATTACCCCGCGCAGTGGCCACCACCTCGACGCAGACAGCCGATACGCCAAGATGGTCGACATCCTGATCATGGCCATGCGGCAGTGCGTGGAGTCAGCGCTGGCCAAGCACAAGTTCGTCCACGTCGTGCATGTGATCGGTAACCACGACGAAACCGGCGCCGTCTGGCTGAGTCGCCTGTTCGCCCATCTCTATGCCAAGGAGCCACGCGTCACCGTCGAAACCTCGCCGAGCGTCTTCAGCTACTACCGCTGGGGCAAGAACCTGATCGGCATGCACCATGGCCACACCAGCAAGGCAGAGAAGCTGCCCGGCGTCATGGCCACCGATAGAGCCAAGGATTGGGGCGAAACCCTGCATCGCTACTGGTGGACTGGGCACATCCACCACGAGAGCAAGAAGGAATACCCGGGCTGCACCGTCGAGTCGTTCAACACCCTGGCCCCGAACGACAGCTACGCCACGGCCGGCGGCTGGAGATCTCGCCAGAACATGAAGGCGATCGTCCTGCATCGCGAGCATGGCGAAGTCGCGCGCCACACCGTTCACCCGTCCATGTTGAAAGAGGTGGCAGCATGAGAGACGCTGAAGAACTTCTGACGCAATGGGGGTTATGGTCATGGCAATCAGTGGGTGTACCGCGCTGCACATCACCCATGTACGCCCTGATGCGCGACAACGTGGCTCAGCACTCAGAGCCGCTGGCCGACATCTGCGACGACGAGGCGCTGGCCGTGGATCGGATCATCGGCACCATGCGCCGCTGCCGTCCTCAGATGGCCGAGATCATCACGCTCTACTACCGGCACAAGCTGACCATGAGCAGGATCGGCAAGATGCAGGACGACATGCCACGGCTCAAGGTGCGCGAGATCATTCTGGCCGGGCAGGCGTATGTTGACGCGGGAATGGATATGGCGGCTGTAGCCTGATAGGTCAATCATGTTGACGTGTTAACAATTTTCTGGCACATTGCCCAAAGATGCGGTTTTACCGCTTCGAAACATTGAAATCCGAACAGCCTCTCGCAGAAGCACAAATCGTTCGGTAGGCCTCGCCACTGTGCGGGGCTTTTTTATTCAGGTGACTTTTATGAGTGAGGTAGGCCATGACCGTCACTGTTGACACCAAGCTGATCGAGATTGCTCAATGTCTCGCGGCCACGGCATCGCAGTGCAAGGAAAGCGGCATGACCAAGCTCGCAGATACATTTGCCAAGGCTGCGTCTGACCTGCTGGCTCAGAGCATCCAGAACACCAACACCGTTCACTAATTTATTTCCCGCACTCCGCTCCCCAGCGGTATTGGCGCCCACTGTGGCGCCTTTTTTATTCCCCAACGCCGAGACCAACGAGGCGCCTATGAGATCGCAAGCCATGTCAGAACCCGGACCGTTTACCGCTTTGGGTGGCATCGCGCTTTACAAGCTCGGCGCCTTTGGGTTCGTCGCTGTGCTGGCCGCTATTGTCGTTATGGCAATGACGCTGCCCAAAACCGTCCGTGAGTTCGTAGTTGCAATGATCAGCACCACCGTTTCCAGCATCTGCGGCGGCGCCTTCGTAGTGCGCTGGTTCGATCTTGGCGGATGGGCACATGACGACATTGGCCTGATTGCCATTGGCGGCATCATCTTCGTCTGCGGCCTCCCTGCATGGGTATTGGTCCGTGCGTGGTTCAAGTGGGCTGAGAGACGCAAGGACAAGGATCTGGCAGAGCTTGCCACGGAACTGACGGACCTGAAGAAGAACATCATCCGCAGCACCATCAATCCTCAGTAACCGGAGCGCGACATGAACCTCATTCCCCAATGGACTCAGCTCTGGAAGCTGTACAGCGTGCAGATCGCCGCGATCCTGGTCGCATTGAACGCTGCCGCCACTTACTGGCCAGCGCTGCAAGGCGTTGTATCGCCCGGCGTGTTCTCCACTGTGAACGCTTTCCTCGGTGCTGCAGTCATCCTCGGCCGCATCATCAAGCAAGAGCCTGCGCAATAAACTGCGCGTCTCGCCGCTAAACACCTGCAATACCAGCACTTAATGCACGTCGGTGAATGCCATGCCTCGCCAGATCAACGTCCGCGCATACCTCCCATGGTGGTTCCGCGCCTACGTTCACGCTGTCTACGCATTCGCCTACATGACTGGCCTTGAGGTCGATAAAGACGTCATCCGGGCTCAGGCCAAGCAAGTCACGCGCTACAGAGAGGTGGAGTAATGGGTTCGATATCCCATGATGTTTACAAGTCTCAGCAGGAACACATGCAGACCTGTGCCAATGAACAGCTCGCTGCGCAGTACCGTGCGTGCGGCGAAGAGCCTCCAGAGTTCTGCAAGCCGCAGTTCATAGAGGGCGAGTTTGAAGTGGCCGATGAGCAAAAGCTGATCGGCGTCGAGTAACAGAAGGAATACAGCATGACCGACCAACCTGACTGGGAGCGCATCGAGCAGCTCTACCGGGCTGGTGTGCTTTCGCTCAGGGAGATTGCAGCGGCTTGCCCTGGCTCGAATCACATGGCGATTGCTCGCCGTGCCAAGAAGCTGGGATGGACTCAGGACCTTGCAGCCAAGATCAAGGCCAAGGCTGAAGACCTTGTTACAAGGCAGCTTGTTACAGAATCTGTTACAGCCGACCGTGCCGTAACAGATCGGAGCGTCATCGAAGTAAACGCACAGGCAATTGTGAGCGTTCGGCTTGGTCACCGTACAGACATCAGTCGCTCCCGCCGTATCGCCAACAAGCTGCTGGATGAGCTTGAGTCGCTCACGGATGAGCATGGCACGATCAAGGAATTGATCCAGCACCTGAAGGAAGGCGATTACGAGGATGGTGATGCGATGGCAGACATGCTTTCGCTGACTGGCAAGATTGCGGCGCTTCCATCGAGAAGCAAGACGCTGAAAGAGCTGAGCGAGACGCTGAAGACGCTGATCCTGCTCGAGCGTCAGGCCTACAGCCTCGACACCCTTGCAGATGGTGGCGATGGCGCTGATGCAAGCCTAACCATTCAGTTCGTCAAGCCATCCAATGGCAATTGAGTTCCCCGACAAGCTCGCGTTCCTGTTCGAGTCGCACCGGTACAAGGTGGCGTATGGCGGGCGTGGCAGCGCGAAGTCATGGAGCTTTGCCCGCGCATTGCTGTTGCAGGGTGCACAGGCACAAAAACGAGTCCTCTGCACTCGTGAGATTCAGAAGAGCATCGCGGATTCGGTGCACAAGCTGCTTGCTGACCAGATCGCTGCCTTAGGGTTGGGATCGTTCTACAGTGTCCAGCAGACCTATATCAAGGGCAGGAACGGCACTGAGTTCAGCTTTGCCGGGCTTCAGCAGCACACGATTGATTCGATTAAGTCCTATGAGGGCGTCGACATTGTCTGGGTTGAAGAAGCCCACGCGGTAGGCAAAAAGAGTTGGGATGTGTTGCTACCAACAATTCGTAAGCCTGGGTCTGAGATCTGGGCGGGCTACAACCCTCAGCTTGAGTCCGACGAGACGCATCAGCGCTTTGTGATCAATCCGCCGCCCGACTGCGTGTCGGTGCTGATGAACTACAACGACAACCCATGGTTCCCGGCGGTGCTCGAGCAAGAGCGCTTGCACGCTCAGGCGACCATGAGACCCGAACAATACGCTCATATCTGGGAAGGCAAGTGCATGCCAGCAGTTGAAGGCGCCATCTACTTCGAGCAGATGAGTCAGGCCGAGTCGCGCATCGCCAACGTGCCGCACGACGGGCTGCTGAAGACGCACATCATCTTCGACCTGGGCTGGAACGATGCGATGACGATCATCCTGGCCCAGAAAGTGGCCGGCGAGATCCGCATCATCCACTACATCGAAGGCCATCAGCGCACGCTGGCCGAGTACAGCGCCGAGCTGAAAGAGCTGAAGCTGGATGATCAGCCGATGAACTGGGGCAACGTCTATCTGCCCCATGACGGCTATTCCAAGCGCCACCAGAGCGGCAAGTCAGACGCTGAGGTGATGGGCCAGCTCGGCTGGACAGTGATGCCTGTGCCGAACATGCACGTCGAGCAGGGCATTAACCGGGTTCGCGAGGTCTTCCCTCGCACCTACTTCAACCGTGACCGCACGGCTCGCCTTGTGGAGTGCTTGAAGCGCTACCGCAGGCAGATCAACCAGCAGACCAACGAACCGGGCGCGCCGCTGCACGACGAGTACAGCCACGGCGCCGATGTGATGCGCTACCTCGCAGTTGTTGCCGACCAGCTCAGCAACGACGAGTGGGGCGGCCAGCTCAACTATCGCAAGCTCAACAACGCATAAGGGCACGAAATGACAAAGGGTCTGACTCAGGACGAATTGAAAGCCCTGGTCGGGGCCGAGTCGCGTCAAGCGCTTGGGTATTCCTCGTCCAAGCTGAGCATGGCGCGGCAGAAGTCGATGTACTACTACCTCGGCCTGCCGGTTGGTGATCTGTCGCCGCCGGAGGTTGATGGCCGGTCTTCGGTTGTGTCCACCGACGTGCGCGACACGATCGAGTCGATGCTGCCTCAGTTGATGGTGACCTTTGTTGGCTCCGACACCGTGGCCGAGTTCGAAGCGACCAAGCCTGATGACGAGGAAAAGGCTCAGCAGGCTACCGAATACGTCAACTACCTGTTCTACAAGAAGAACAACGGTCACAAGATCGCCTACACGTGGATGAAGGACGCGCTGCTGCAGAAGAACGGCATCGTCAAGGTCTGGTGGGATACGCGCAACGAAGAGACGCGCGAGGAGTACCGTGGCCTGTCCGAGGTCGAGCTGATGCAGCTCATGCAGGACGACGAGGTTGAAGTCGTTGAGCAGGAGACGCGCGTCGACGAGGACGATCAGGAGCAGCGCGAGCAGGCCATCATGCAGTTGATGCAACAGGCCCAAGCGCAACCTCAGTCCGCCCCGCAGGTCATGCAGCAGGTTCAGCAGATCCAGGCCACTCCTCCGAAGATGGTCTTCGACGTGGTCTGCAAGCGCACCAAGACTGACGGAAAGGTGTGCATCGAGAACGTTCCGCCAGAAGAGTTCCTGATCTCACGCAATGCCAAGGACATCGAAACCGCGTCCTTTGTGGCTCACCGCGTGCAGCGCTCCCGCTCTGAACTGAAGTCCATGGGCTACAAGAACGTTGGTCAGCTCACCTCGCAGGATCAGGGCGAGGCGATGAGTTCCGAGCGCATCCAGCGCCTGAGCTGGAACGATGAAGACGCCTATGCGGATGATGACGGTGATGGCGACAAGAGCCAGGACTTGATCTGGGTGCTTGAGGCCTACATGCGCGTCGACTACGACGGTGACGGCATTGCCGAGCTGCGCAAGGTCACGCTGGCCGGCAACGAGATGCTGGATAACGAGCCGATCGACATGATTCCGTTCGTGTCCATTACTCCCGTCCCGCTGCCTCACGAGTTCTTCGGCCTGTCCATTGCGGATCTGGCCATGGAGAGCCAGAAGACCAAGACCAGCATCCTGCGAGCTCAGCTCGACAACATGTATCTGACCGTGAATGGCCGGTACTTCGCGGTAAAAGGAAAGGTCAACCTTGATGACCTGTTGACATCTCGCCCGGGCGGTGTGGTTCGCATTGATGAGATTGGCGCTGTCGGCCGTCTCGACCAAGGCGCCCCAGACATCGGTACTTCATTCCAGATGATGGAGTACATGCAGCAGGACTTGGAAAACAAGACCGGCTGGACTCGCTACAGCCAGGGCAATGACCAGGGCGCGCTGAACGACACCGCAACCGGTGTCAACGTGCTGACCAACCGTGCAGACATGCGCCTCGACCTGATCGCCCGAAACTTCTCCGAGGGCTACGTCGACCTGTTCAAGCTGATCCTCAAGCTTGTCTGTCAGTACCAGCAGAAAGAGCAGATCGTGAAGCTGACGGGTGGATGGGTACCGATCGACCCGCGCGAGTGGAGCAACCAGTTCGACGTATGCATCAACGTCGGTATCGGCATGGGCAACAAGGATCAGAAGATCCAGCACTTGCAGATGCTCGGCGCGGCACAGGCTCAAGGTCTGGAAATCGGCATCGCCACCCCGGACAACATCTACCACGCCGCCTCGGAGCTGACCAAGCAGCTCGGATTCAAGAACGCCGACAAGTTCTTCACCGACCCGGCCAAGTCCCCGCCGCAGGACAAACCCGATCCAGAGCAGCAGAAGGCTCAAGCCCAGATGCAGGTCGAGCAGGCCAAGATTCAATCCAGCATGCAGATCAAGCAGATGGAGCTTCAGCATAACGCTCAGCTGGACGAGGCCAAGCGCAATCACGAGCTCCAGCTCGAAACGGCCAAGATGCAGATGCAGGCTCAGGTCGACGCCAACCGCCAGCAGGTGGAGGCCGACCAGAAAACTCTGCAGAGCCAGCAGCAGGCCGAGTTGGACGCCCTCAAAGATCAGCAGAAGACGCAGCAGCTCGCGATGCAGTTGGAGTTCGACCGCTGGAAGGCGGAACTGGACGCCGAGACACGCATCGCCGTCGCGCAGATCAGTCAGCAGACCACGCTGAGCGCCGCGCAGATGAAGCAGGCCGAGTCCTTCGAAGAGAAAGGGGCAGCAGATGCCGACGCTTGAAGAACGGATCTATGACGGCAACCGCGCCCGGGAATGCCTCGAAAACGAGCAGTTCAACTGGGCATTCGAAAGCATTGAGCAGGAGTTGACCGACGCATGGCGAACCTCACCGGCAAGGGACGTAGAGGCAAGGGAAAAGATCTTCCTGTCACTCCAGCTCCTGACCAAGTTGAAGGCAGCACTTCAGGGGAGCCTGGAGACGGGCAAGCTGGCGGAAGTGGACAAGATCTACCAGCAGTCTCTAATCGACCGCGCCAAAGGGATCTTGCGGCGCTGACCGCCATGCTCACAGGCCGCTCCGTAATCATTCGCAAATGAATCCCATAGGGGACAATCAATGAGCTTGTTTATTCACCGTGCACTCGGCCATTTCCTCATGAATGAATCCGGCGCTGATGGTGGCGACGGCGGCGGGGCGCTGGACATCAATACCGGCGCTGCGGCCTTTGCTGCGCTGCTGGAGCCGCCTGCTGCTGAAGAGCCGGGCGCAGAACAGCCAGAATTACCGGTTGAGCCTGAGGTAGAGCCTGAGCTGGAACCAGAAGTAGAAACCAGCGAACAAGAAGAGGAGCTGCAGACCTTCACCGTCAAGATTGATGGCAAGGAGGTTCAGGTTCCGCTGAGTGAGCTGCTGAACGGCTACCAACGTCAGTCTGACTACACCAAAAAGACGATGGAGGCAGCCGAGCAACGCAAGACCGCAGACGCCGAAGTGCAGAAGGCCCAGCAGGAACGCCAGCAATATGCGGGCGAACTCCAACGCATGGCCGTACAGCTCGAAGGCGTCCTAGAGCAACAAAGTCAAATCGACTGGGCAGCACTGATCGAGTCCGATCCGGTGGAGTACCTGAAGCAGCAGCAACTCTTTCAACAGAGACAAGCGCTGTATCAGAAAAACATGCAGGAACAGCAACAACTCGCTCAGCAGTTCCAGACCGAACAGGCACAAGCCCACCAGAGTTACCTAGCCGAGCAGCAGGAAAACCTCCTCGCCAAGCTTCCGGACTGGAAAGACGATGCAAAGGCCGCAGCCGAAAAAACCGCTATCTCGAAGTTCCTGAAAGACCAGGGCTTCGGGGATGAGGACATTTCGTCCATTGCCGACCACCGCCACGTGATTATCGCGCGCAAGGCGATGCTCTACGACCAAGTCATGGCCAATGCCAAGCTGCAAGCCAAGAAGGTTCAGGAGGCGCCCCAGCGGGTGGTCAAGCCCGGCGTAAACGAGTCCCGACACATTGATGGCCGTTCTTCTGCTGCCAAGCGGCACGAGAAAGGCGGAACTGTCGAGACCGGAGCCGCCGTATTCGCTCAACTCCTTTGATTCCGGAGATTCATCATGGCCGCACCTGCCAACACGTTCCAAACCACTGCCGCGATCGGCAACCGTGAAGACCTGACCGATACCATCTACCGCATTTCCCCGACTGCCACGCCGTTCATCTCGCTGGCAGCAAAAGGCACCGCTTCAAACACCCTGCACGAATGGCAGACCCAAGATCTGGCCGCAGCCGTGGCGAACAACGCACAGGCTGAAGGCGATGATGCTGTTGCCAAGGCCGTGACCCCGACCGTTCGCCTGAACAACCGCACTCAGATCTCGACCAAAACCGTGATCGTGTCCGGCACCCAGCAGGCGATGAACCCTGCCGGCCGCAAGAATGAGCTGGCCTATCAGCTCAGCCTGGCATCGCTGGAACTGCGCCGCGACATGGAAACTTCGGCTACCCAGCTCGACGTCAGCGCCACCGCCCCCCGTCAGTCGCGCGGCCTGGTTGGCTGGGTCGTGGACAACGTGAACCGCAACGGCGGCACCCTGGCTTCGTACACCGGCAATACCGGGCGCACCAAGGGCACTGCAATCGCGTTCACCGAAGCCCGACTGAAGGACGTGCTGCAGAAGTGCTTCACTGCTGGCGGTGATCCTGACTCGATCCTGCTGCCGCCGGGCGCCAAGCAGACCTTCTCCACCTTCACCGGTAACGCCACCCGCTTCGACAAGAGCGAAGACGCCAAGTTGTTCGCTTCGGTGGATGTGTACGTGTCCGACTTCGGCGAGCTGAAGGCGATCCCTTCGCGCTTCCAAGACGCGAACGACGTGTTCGTACTCCAGGCTGACAAGTGGGCAATCAGCTACCTGCGTCCGTTCAGCACCGAAGAGCTGGCGAAAACCGGCGACTCGGAAAAACGCCTGCTGAAGGTGGAGTGGACTGTCGAAGCCCGCGCCCCGAAAGCCAACGGCGCGATCTACGACGTCCTCTGATCCTGAGGTCATGACCCAAGGGGAGCTTCGGCTCCCCTTTTCTTTGAGGAAAATTTGACATGCCCATGATCAGACAGAACGCCGACAGTTCTCTCGGTATAGAGGGTTCTGCTGGCGGTAACGGCGGGTTTCTGCCGGTAACGCTGAACTACACGGCCTCCATCGTCGACTGCACGCTGTTCACGGCTGACCGCCCTTATGTTGTCGCAGCTGTGCGGGGCCGGGTCGATGTGGCCGGCACTGGCGGCGCCTGCACTGCGGTAATCCGCAAGACGGCAAGCGGCACAGCCATCACTTCCGGCACTGCGCTGCACACCGGTAGTTTCAACCTCGTCGGCACCATCAATACCCAGCAAGCGCTGACCCTCTCGGCGACTGCCAGTGACCTGCTGCTCGCTGCTGGCGACTCGATCTGCTTTGACCTGACCGGCACTGCCACATCGGCCGTTGGCGCTATCAGCGTGACTCTCAACCCGGCCTAAACCCATGCCGCACGACCAGACGCCCTTCGGGGCGTTTTTTTGGAGTCCGCCACATGAGCAATACCCTCGCAAATCCCATCACTGTGACGGTGACGGGCATCTCCTTCACGACTTCGGTTGCCTCGGCCAGCGCCACGCTGCCGCTCGATTCTGCGGGCAATGTTCCCAAGTACGTTCGCGTCGCGTCCACTGGCGCCGCGTGCATTCGCCTTGGCACTGGCACGCCTGTCGCGGTCAACACCGACCTGCTGATTGGCCCAGGTGACTCAGTGATCCTCGCTACTGGCGGGCTCACCAAGATTGCCGCGATCTGGGCTGATGCAGCTGGTAGCGGTGTGTTCTCCGGCGCCGGCCGTGTCCAAGTTTCACCGATGGAGAACGCGTGATGCTCGACCTCGACACGAAGTTTCATTTCCACGATGGGAACATGACAGTCGAGCGCACGCAGGACTGCACGCCCATCGCCGAACACACCAAGGCCCTGCACAATGCTGGAATGCACGGCGGCGCGGAAATGAAGCACGCGGCGAAGATTCCTTTCGTGATCATCGAGGACTACTGCAACAAGCACAACATCACGTTCCACGAGTGCATCAGCAACAAGGAACATATGCGCCGGATGCTCAATGATCCTGATCTGTCCGTGTTCCGCATCTGGAAGGGCAAGGTATGAGCATCACCAACTATTCCGAGCTGCAGGCCTCGATAGCTTCTTGGCTCAATCGTAGCGATTTAACTGCGAGCATCCCGGATTTCATCACCCTTGCAGAATGCCAGTTAAGTGCAGATCTGAAGGCGCGGGCGATGGATTTGAAAATTACGCTGCCGACGGCTGTAGGCATCAGCACTATTTCCGTGCCTAGCGATATGCTCGAGATGCGCCGGCTCGTAGTTGCCGGCTCAGGATTTCAACCGCTGTCATACAGAACTCCTGACGAGATGGCATCCGACTTCCAAAACAGCGCGTCAGGGCAGCCTGTCGTGTTCACTGTTATCGGGTCGACCGCCGAGCTCGCGCCAACCCCTGATGCTGTCTACCAGATGGAGCTGACATATCGGCAGCGTATCCCCGCCCTGTCCGGACCAACGGCCACGAACTGGCTATTGACCAGCTGGCCGAATGCCTACCTCTATGCTTCTTTGCTCGCTGCAACTCCATTCCTCATGAATGACGCGCGCATCCCTGTATGGCAGGCGCTCTATCAGAATGCGATCGATGGCATAAACAATATCGACTGGTACAGCGGCACGACCATGAAGGTAATCGCACGATGATCCCCTTGGTTGGATTTGCGCCTGATGCCGATGTAACAACTCCAGGTCTATTGACGAGCTGCTCGAATCTGGTTCCCTATCAGAACGGCATGGAGGGCGCTCCTGCTCCTGCAACGCCTTCCTCGACGCCAGTGCTTGCAGCAGCATGCATTGGCGCTGCCGTGGTCTCAAAGCTTGATGATACGCGGCGCATCATTGCAGGAACCACTACCAAGCTCTATGAACTGTCAGCTGGGGCATGGGCTGATATAGGCCGGGCTGCCGCATACAACGGCGGCATTGACACGCGCTGGTCAATTACTCAGTTTGGTGACGCCACTCTCTGCGCGAACCGGGCTGATGTGATTCAGCGCTCGACCGGCGCCGCCTTTGCGGATGTGGCCACAGCTCCCAAGGCTGAGATCCTGTTCACTGTTGGCTCGTTCGTCATGGCGCTGAACACCAACGACGGAGCTGAAAAGCCTGATGGCTGGCATTGCTGCGCGGCGTTTGATGACACCTCATGGACGCCAAGCCTCGCCACTCAGGCGACGTCCGGTCGCCTTGTGGCCACTGCTGGACGCCTTACTGCCGGAATGCGTCTGGGCGAGTACGCCATTGCCTACAAACAGCGCTCGATCTATCTAGGGCAATACGTCGGTGCCCCGACGGTATGGAACTGGCTGCAAGTGCCAGGGGGTGACGCGGGCTGCATTGGCAAGGAGGCAATCTGCGATATCGGCGGCGCGCATTTCTTTGTAGGCGATGACAATATCTGGATCTTCGACGGAACCCGCCCCGTTCCTGTTGCGGACGGGTATGTGCGGCAGTACTTCTTCGACAACTCGAACCCTTCGTACCGGTATCGAACGATCTGTGTGTTTGACCGGCAGAAGAATCTGGTTTGGGTGTTCTATCCATCGCTCAGCGCAACATCCCCAGACTCCGCGATCGTGTATCACATCACCGCAAAGAAATGGGGTGTGGCCAACCGCAGCATAGAGGCAGCGCTCAACTATGTTTCGGCGGGCACCACCATTGATGGTCTTTCGTCCATCTCGCCGACGATCGATGGTCTTGCGCCTTATTCCTTTGACTCCCAGTTCTGGCTGGCTGGCGGCAAGTCGCTGTCAATCTTCAACACCTCGCATCAACTGCAGGCGATGACTGGGACTTCGGTATCAAGCTCGATGACGACTGGCGACGTAGGTGATGACTCTGCCGTGTCATGCCTTGGCCCTATCAGGTTGCGCTATGCAATGGCGCCGTCGGCCGCGTCAGTGCAAACCTTTACCCAGATGAACTCTGGAATAGGGTTCACTGCGGCCGCATCTGGCGTTGTTCTCGATGGAAAATTTGACGTCAGGCAGTCGGCTCGCTGGCACCGGGCAACGTTTACATTCACCGGCCCTGTTCGTGTCACCCACATGGACGCGAAGGCTGTAGCGGCTGGGGAGCGCTGATGAAAGCCAACACAACTCCGCGCGTCGGCACGAACGACCCGGTGCTGCAGCGCGAACTGCGCGAGCATGCCACGCAGATCAACCTATTGTCAGAGGGGCGCATTGCTGCCCTCTATACCGCGCCGACTGCCGCGCCAACCAGCGGCACATGGATGCAGGGTGATTCGGTGCGGAACACGGCGCCAGTCGAACTTGGCGCCGCATCATCCAAGTACATCATCTGGGGCTGGACCTGTGTTGTCTCCGGTACTCCGGGGACATGGGTACAGAACCGCTTCCTCACGGGTAACTGATGAACAAAATCATTGTGGTGCCGACGACTCATATCGATTCGGCCTGGAAGGATGGCGCTTCGAATTTGGCTCACGCATGCGCAACGTCTGGAGGAGAGATCACTGGCGATCAGTTGAAAATGATGCTCAGCCGGGGCGAAAGAACCCTGCTGCGTCTTGATACTGATGACCAGATCGCAGGCTGGGGAGTGGTCGGAGTAGAGCAGCTTCCCAACTTCCGCGTCCTCTATGTCTACGAGCTGTATGCCCCGCACGGCCATTTTGAGGCGTTCTTTCATGAGGTTGGCGAAATGGCCAAGAGCCTTGGCTGTCTTCGCCTGAGATGCGCCGCAGCCCCCGCACAAGCACGACTGTACCGACAGCGCTGTGGTTTTGCGCCGGTCTACCAAACTCTGGAGGTTGAACTGTGAATATTGAAGACCTGCACCAACAGCTCAGCGCAGAGTTTGGCGGCCCGTCGCTCTCTGCCCTCCCTGCTTTCCCCGGTGACGCTATGCGCCCGCACAAGGGGGGAGGAGGTTCAAGCAGTTCGACCACGCAATCCATTCCTACCGAGCTGAAGCCGCTCGCCACTGCTTACAGCAATAAAGCCATGGATATGGCGAACACGCCGTATCAGAGTTACGGCGGACAGCAGGTGGCCGGCCTGAACTGGCTACAAAATAGCGGTGCTCAAGCGACTGCGAACCGTGTGTTCGGTGGTGACCAGTTATTTAATCAGGCCAAGTCAACGATGCAAAACGGTCTTGCATCCGGAAAGGCTGCGACATCGCTAGGGGCTCTCGGGTCAAACAAATACGCAGGTTCCAACCAGTACTTGCAACAAAACATAGACGCGGCGATGGGCGATATCACCAGGAACTATAACGATGCGATTGCCCCCGGACTGACCACGCAAATGGTTAATTCAGGGTCTTTCGGGAATTCTGGGGCTCAGGCCACAACTCAAAACTCTCTGAATGACCTCACCAAAAATCTTGGCAACACTGCTGCAAGTATGCGGATGCAGGATTACACAGCGCAGCAAGGGCTTGCCGAAAACCAGCTGAATCGCAATCTCACGGCCGCACAGGACTACGCCGGCCGCAACGACCAGATGATGTCTCAGTACCTCAATATGAGCCCGGGGTACGCAAATCAGGCGTATGTCGATGCAGACCAACTGAGCAAGGCTGGCCAGCAGTTCCAGGATAACGATCAGCAAAATCTCGACGCCCAATATCAAAGCTGGATGGATCAGCAAAACGACCCATACAAAAAACTCGCGGCAATGTCTGGCGTGTTTGGGTCTGGACTCGGCAATACCGCAACAACCAAGACATCTGGCGGGGGTGGAAAATGAGTTTTTTAGGTGATGTCGGCAGCTTTGAGATGTTCAACCTCGGCGCCATGGGCAATCAGGTGAAGGACAACCCGGCACGACTGTTCTACGGTTCTGCTGATCCATTCTCAACGAACATGTGGAACAAGGTTCTCGGCACCAATGACAAGCCGCTGGTTGATCAGTGGGGCGGGGCGGCCCCGCAGCGGTATGAAGAAGCGCAGGAGGCAGGTATCAACACTGGCCCGGGCAAGGCGATGCACACTGTCGCCAAAACCATCGCTTCCATGTTTGCTGGTGGTGCCGCTGGTAGCGCCGCGGGCGGTTTGCTTGGTGGTGGCTCAAGCGCGGCTGGATCAGCCGCCGCGAGTTCTGCCCCAACGGCAGGGTATGGCATTGGTCAACCGCTCGTAACTGGCCAAGCCGGTAGCGCGGCTTATGCCGGCGGGTCTTCGCCCGGCCTCCTCGGGTCCATGGGCACCAGTCTTTCCAACTTCAACGCGCAGGCAAAGCCCTACATGGACGCTGCCAGCACTGGACAGAAGGTTTACGGCCTCCTGAATCAGGGCCAGCAGCAGCCGATGGCGCAGGGCCCAATGCAGCAGAACACCAGCGGCCCGCAGACTCTGGCGCAAATTGCGCAAGGCCAACCCAACCCGCTGATCGCCCAACGTCAGCAGTACGCGCAGCAGCGCCGCGCTCAGAGAGGGTACTGAAATGGTCGATGGCATGAATGGACTGCTGGACTTCGTCAAGACACCGGCAGGTCAAGGCTTGCTCGCTGCGGCATTTGGCGGACTGGCAGGCGCTCGTCGTGGAGCACCGATCAACACGCTAGGCGCTGCCGGTTTGGCCGGCGTAGCCGGCTATAGCAATGCCTTGCAGCGACAATCCACGGATCAATATCGCGGCATGCAGGCCCAGCAGATCCAGGCCAACCTGAAGAAACAGAATATGGCAATGGACATGGCGCAGCGCATGTTCGGCGGCCAGTCGATGCCGAACACATCGCAAGATAACTTGATGCTGCCAGATAGTTCGGCATCCGCAGCTATGCCAGGAAAATCTCCTCAGGCGCAAGGTGCATTCCCACTCGGACTGAACGATGTCGCGGCCTACAACATGCTGGATCTGCCAAACGGTTCAACCATCCTCGATCTGTATAAGCAGGCTAACAACCCGCAGGAGCGCAAAGGTGGTAATTACTACGTTGATCCGCACACTGGCAATCAGACATACATGCCAAAGCTTGCTGAAGGCGTCACCATGGGGCCTGATGGGCAGGCTATGCCTGTGCAAGGCGCCTCCCAAGCCAATGCAGGGTACAAGGGCGCAGAGGCTGGATCAGTTGCTGCTGCACAATTCCCCTGGGCTGTAGGCCAGAAGCGCGCAGAGCAGGTTGGCGCTGCTAGTCTGGACCCGATGAAGGTAGTCGGACCGAATGGCAACGAATACTATGTCCCGCGACTGGATGTCGCTAGCACTGGTGGAGGTTCTACTCCAGGGCAAGGCGGCGGGTTTACGGCAGGCCTGAACCCAGTGAATCAGGATGCTACTAAAGGCCTGAACAGTGATTTTATCTCTGGCTCATATCGCCCCACCCTAGATAATGGCAAGGCTGCTCAGGACATGAACGGCTCGATAAGCGTTATGCGCAGTATCCCTATCCAGACAGGCTGGGGGTCGGATGCAAAAGCTGCTGGCGCTGGAGTCCTCACGGCGCTCGGGATTGCGCCAAAGAATGCCGAGATGTTTGCAACTAATGCCCAGCAGTACCAGTCCGTCGCATCTGAAAGGCTGATGAAGTACCTGCAAGATCAGAAAGGCCCTCAGACCGAAGGCGATGCTGCGCGCGCAGCACAAATGTTTGCCCAGCTGAAGAATACGCCAGAAGCCAACGACCTGATCCTCGATATGGCGCAGGCCAAGAATAATGCCGCAATTCGTAAAGCCGACTATTACGAGAAAGCCGTAAAAATCGCGCAACAGCGAGGAATACCGCTTTCTGAAGTTGACTCACAATATCGCAAGGTACAGCAATCGCTATGGGCTGACCCTGTAATGTCTCGCTGGGCACCAAAAGGTAATCAGTGATGAACGAGATGTTCGCTCAGCTTGAGCATCAAAATCAGCTTCCGCCCGGGTTGTTGGATTCTGTGTGGTCTGCCGAGTCGAACCGTGGCAAAAACATGCAGTCTCCAAAGGGTGCTCAGGGTCATTTCCAGTTTATGCCAGCGACAGCAGCGCAATATGGCGTGACTGACCCCAATAACCTGCAACAATCAGCTGCCGGCGCCGCGAAGATGCTTTCAGACATGATGCAGCAGACGGGTAGCGTCCCCGGGGCATTGGCGGCTTATAACTGGGGTATTGGCAACGTGCAGCGCAAAGGTATGTCTGCTGCACCCGAAGAAACGCGGAACTACATCAAGAAGGTAACCGCCAATATGAGCGCGCAGGACGATCCTTTTGCCGAGCTTAACCAACAATTCAGCCAACCTGCACAACAACCACAAAAGGAAGATCCATTTGCTGAGCTAAACCAGCAGTTTTCCGCTCCAGCTCAGCCGCAGTTAGTGCCACAGACAGCAGCAGTCTCTGTACCAGCGCAACCAGCCTCAGCCGGAGCTCAAACCGCTACTGAGCCGGTAAATCCAGGCATAGCTTCATCGCCGCAAGCTGGTCGCTTCGGCAATCTGCTCAATCGTCTGCCGCAAAACGCCGGCCGCGAACTCATGCAAGACGCCGGTAATGTCCTCGGGGGCGCTGTGCGCGGCGCTGGCTCTATCGGTGCAACCATCGTCGCGCCGTATGACATCGTTCAGGATCTGCGCGCGGGCAAAGGACTGTCGCTGGAATCGAACCGTCAGCGTCGGGCTGATATGGACTGGGCGCTTCAGGATCTCGGCGCACAGCCTGACTCCATTGCGTTCAAGGGCGGCAAGCTCGGCGCGGAGATCGCCGGGACTGCCGGTACTGGCGGACTTCTCGCCAAGGGCGCAGCAATGCTCCCGGGCGCAGCAAGAATCGCCCCGCTGATCGAATCCATCGGCTCTGGCGGGTTCCGCAACGGTGGCCTGCAAGGCTTGACTGGGTTGGCGGCTCGCGGCGCAGGCGGTGCCATCACTGGCGGCGCAGCGGCGGGGTTGGTCAATCCAGAGGACGCCGGAATGGGCGCCATGGTTGGCGGCGCAGTGCCGGCTGCCGCAGCAATCGGCGGGAACACGATGCGCGGAATCGGCCGGGCAATTCGTGGCGGTGAAGTGTCGCCCGAAGTGGCCGCGCTAGCTCAGAAAGCGGAAGGTCTTGGCATTCAGGTGCCGGGGGATCGTGTCGTCAACAGCAAGCCGCTGAACGCCCTTGCTGCGTCCCTCGAATACATGCCACTGAGCGGTCGCACTGCCACCCTCGAAAAGATGCAGGGCCAGCTCAATCGTGCAGTCTCCAAAACTTTCGGTCAGGACTCTGACAACGTCACTATGGCGCTGCGAAAGGCGCAGGGTGATCTGGGGGCGAAATTCGACACGGTTCTGCAGAGCAACAAGGTCAAGGTTGATGACCAATTCCTGCAAGATCTGGTAGAGCAGGGCCAGCGCGCCACCAGCGAGCTGGAAACCGGGCAGGCCAGCATCATCCAGAAGCAGATTGATGAAATTCTCGGCAAGGCTCAGGACGGTGAGATTGACGGTCAAGCCGCCTACAACATCAAAAAGACGCTTGACCGTATCGGCCAGCGCAACAGCCCGGAAGCCTACTACGCCAGCGACCTGCGAAAGTCTCTGATGGGGGCGCTGAACCGTTCGCTAGACCCGGCGGACGCGGCCGAGTTCGCCAAGGTGCGCCAGCAGTACGGAACCATGCTTGACCTGAAGAAAATGGCGCAGAACGGCGCCGACGGTGATATCTCGATCGCCCGGCTCGCCAATATGAAGAACATCGGCAACCCCGAGCTTCAGGATCTGGCCGACATCAGCGCGCAGTTCCTGAAGTCTCGGGAAAGTCCGCATGGGGCAATGCAGCGAATCATGCTTGGCGGCCTTGGTGCCGCTGGAGCCGGATCAGGCTTCGTATCTCCGTTGCTATTTGGCGGCGCCATGGCGGCCGGCAGGGGGGCAAACTCGGCCCTCAACAGCGGGGCATTGAAGTCAATGCTGATGCGCTCTCCAAGTCAGGCGCCTGGGCTGCTGTCGTTCGGCGCAGAGAAGGCGAACAAAGTACTCCCCCTGTTGGCCCCGCAACTGCTCAGCGGCCAGTGATGCCAAGCCAAAAGCCGTAAATGCAGAATGCCAGGACTATGACGACGCCCGACCAAATTTTGAAGTCCATGTAAGAAAACTCCACCAACACCTCCAAGCCCGCCATGTGCGGGCTTTTTATTGGGATGACCAAAAATGCCGATCCCTGCTTCGATTAACGATCTCTCGACCACGGCTGGTAGCAATAGCCCCGCCGGATCAGAGTCGCCGTCCCTCATCGATGACTATCTGCGCACCTACGCATCATACATCGCCGATTTGCGTGACAGAACAAATAACCACACCTTTGGGACTGGGTATATTGATGGGTTGTTGCCTACTTGGAACTCCAGCAGCTCTATCACGGTGTCGCCCGGCACCGCGTGCATCCCGTCAACTGGGAACAATATAACTGCGCCGTTCGCTCTGACTCTGAGCGGACTATCGTTGGCGGCCAACACTTGGTATTACCTCTACATTTACGACAACTCCGGGACTGCTGCGATCGAGCTTGTTAGCACCGCTCCAACCGCTCCATACAATGGCACGGCACGGGGCAAATCTGGCGATCTGACTCGCCGGTTTCTCTGCGCGTTGCGTTCAAACTCTGGCTCCGGCTTGCTCAGTTTTCAGGCTGATTCGACAGGGATCATGCGCTACCGTGAACTACTTTCCGCAGCGCCTTTCAGGATTGTCGCGGGCGCAAACCAGACAGTGCCCACCACTGTAGGGACGAATAGCATTGTCCCCCCTACTACACAAACTGCAGTAATCATTGCTGTTCAGAGCGGGTCTACGGCTATATTTCTGGGTTTGCCTGCAGATGCCGCTGCGGTTTTCAACCGCGTGGCTGCCGCTACGCAAGTCGCGCTGGTCGTTATTCTAGATAGTGGGAGACAGTTCTCCTTTTGGAACGCTTCGGCCGGCGGGGCCGCCACCTTTGACGTTGCAGGCTACGGGATGGAACGATAATGGGATACGCAATCACAGCTTCTGGTTGGAGGCAAGTAACCGAAGATATGGCGCTGGCAGACAATGAGGCCTACGTCGAAGATTTGCCGGAATGGTTGATTGAGGCTGTCATAAAAAATGATGCGGCGCGGGCTGCGCAGGCAGTCGCCATTCAATTGCGCTCAATTGCCGATGAAGCGCTCAGTCCGCTCCAGGCAGCATTTGACATCGAAGAGATCTCTGATGCTGACCGGCTTATATGGAAAGCCTGGAAGCGTTACCTGATCGCCCTGAGCAAGACACCAGAACGCCCCGGTTGGCCAGAGACACCAGACTGGCCGGTTCAACCACAGGCATAGCCATCATTGGAGTGCTGTATGCCGATCACCGCACAGCAACTGCTGAAAATCCTCCCGAGCGCCGGCAAGAAAGCCGGCGTTTTTTCGTCTGCACTTAACTTGGCCATGGATCGCTATCAGATCAACACGCCGCTGCGAATGGCGGCGTTCATTGCGCAGGTAGGGCATGAGTCTTGCCAGTTCCGGTACGTCTTGGAGCTTGGTGGTGACCAGTACCTTAGCAAGTACGACACCGGGACGCTGGCGAAGCGTCTTGGCAACACGCCAGAGGCTGACGGCGATGGTCAGAAGTACCGAGGCAGGGGCTTGATCCAGATCACGGGGCACGATAACTACCTCGCGTGCAGTAAGGCGTTGTTCGGTGATGATCGCTTGCTGCGCACGCCTGAACTGCTGGAACAGGCCGAATGGGCATGCAAGTCGGCGGCGTGGTTCTGGAACTCGCGCAACCTGAATGCATTGGCCGATGCCGGCGACATGAACGGCATCACGCGGCGCATCAACGGAGGCCTGAACGGCCTGGCCGAGCGCCTGGAGTTCTATGACCGCGCCAAGAAGGTGCTGGCATGACCATCTGGCTGCGATTCCTTCCTTATATAGCTGCTGCACTGGTTGCCGTGGGCGCGCTGTTCGGTGCATACCACCACGGCGTGACTGTCACGGACGCGACATGGCAGGCCGAATGGAACGCTCGCGATACGCGGGACGCCCAAGCCAAGGTCGAAAATGAGGCGGCCACCAGGGCGCGCGAGCAGTCCTACCAACACTCAATCGACAAGGCGGTCCAAGATGGTCAACGCACGATCGATCAGCTCACTGCTGATGCTGCTGCTGAGCGCGCTTCTCGTAACGGGGTGCAGCTCGAAGCCGATAAGCTTGCCGCTCGACTCGCAGCCAGTCAGGCCGGCGGCCATTCCTGCACTTCCGCCACAAGCGCGGCAGCTAACCGTGCCGTCATGGTGCTTGCCGACGTGTTCAAGCGCGCTGATGAACGAGCGGGCGATCTGGCAGGATATGCTCAGGACAGCCATGCCCGAGGAATGATCTGTGCGCAGGCATATGACGGGGTCAGATCAGGTACAGGTACAGACCAGCCGCCAAAACCACAATGATCGATATCACTGTAAACAGTCGATCGTATTTTGTCTTTGGCTGCGTTGGTGGGTCGTTGAACATTGGGTCAGGCTTATAACCACTCATGTCGATTGCCACTTCGTTATTGTTCGGTCTTGGAGTGTAGCTGAAGGGATTTGGTTTTGTAGGCAGAACGCCTGAGAGGGATGTTGCTGAAAAGCTGCTGAAGGTGGCGCGAATCGACATCAATCCACAGCAACGCTCAGCAATATTCCAAGGCCCAGATGCAGCGAAACCCGCACGGGGCGGGCTTCGAAGGTGTCTCAATTGGTGGAGCCGGGGGGATTTGAACCCCCGTCCGCCAGTACTCCGCTGTCGGTACTACATGCGTAGCCGTGTCTATTAAGTTAACCCTCAGCGACCCGACGGGCAGGGTGCTTTGGGCGAGTTGTGT